ATTGTTCCGTCTTCTAATCTACCTGTGTAGTTTACGGTGACATTATCACCACTTTTAATTGTACTCATAATTCAAGTATAATATATTAATTTTTTTTTGTCAAATTCAAATTACAGCATATTTATAATAAACAGAAAAAAAATGAAAAAAGTAATACGTTTAACTGAATCAGAATTAACATCTTTAATTAAGAACATTGTTAATGAAACTGAAATGAATGAGCAACCTGAAAACTTCTTTAATCCTGAAGCGTTGGACACAGGTGAAGCAATTATAACAATCGTTACAACTGTAATCGGAATGTTAGGAATTGCAGGTTCACACTACATTAAAGCCGCAATTAAAAAATTAAGAAAGTCTGGTAACGACGCTGAAGCTGATAAAGTTGAAAAGGCTTTACAAACAGCAATGGAAACCACAGACCTAGACCCTTCAGGAATGGGTGAGGTTTCGAGAAAAAGATATAACAAAGATATGGGTATTTCTGATGAAGAAAATGACTCTACAATGATGGAAAGTCGTATTGTAAGAAAAAGAAGATAATAAATCAATTTTAATATGTTAAAACCCTCATTTTTTTGAGGGTTTTTTTGTGCATTCAAATTTTTTGTGTATCTTTGAGATATAATTAAAACCCCTAACAACTATGAAAAACTTGAAATTAAAATTGACCGCAGCGATGATGGCCCTTGTATTATCAGTATTGTTATTGGTACACTCTTCAAACACAAGTGTGTTTGTAATCTCAATCGTTTTGATTTCAATTCAAGGATTGGTTTGGGGTAAATTGTTGGAAAACGTTGAGTGATAAAAAAACCCCTCTTTGGAGGGGTTTTTATTAGAAAGCTTCGACTTCTTCCATCATTAACTGATAGGCTCTTGCCAATCTTGTCATTCCAATTCCTCCACCAAAACGTGGGAAGAAATCGTGTGATAAAAATTCTTCTAATTCTTTCTCAACTCTTTCTTTACCGAATAACTCAAAAAGTTTTTCAGAGTATTTCCCATTCTCAATTGTGTAGAAATTATTTCTCATTTCTTCTACATTAGAACTTCTTTCAGCGGAACCAATAGTTTCTTGTCCGTAAAGAATCACATCTACTTTGTTGAAAATTTTGTCCATCCCTTCTCTCATATTCCAAAATGGGTTAGTTCTGTATGGGAAATTTTGAAGAGACACTACAGGACCTTTCTCTTCCCACATTCTTGTTTCGTGTTCGTTTTCTAAAATTTGAACTCCACCATATTCTTCACAAACATCATCATAGTTAACCTCAATTGCTTTATCAAACCCTAAATAATCTAAAAGCTCTGATTCAAGTTTTAACATATCTTTCATTCCACCTTTTGATTCAAACTCAAACATTGGGAAAATCATTTCGTGACGACCTGGAATTGGGTCTTTTTCTTGTCTATATGACGTTGAAATACAATATACACCATTCCATTCAGGATTTTTAAGAAGTTCATATTCTAACCACATTTGGCCTGTCTGTGGTAATGGCCAAACTTCTCCTTGGTAATTAAATGTTGTTATTGAGTGTGGGTTTTCACACGCAGCTAAGATTGATAATCTTGATTGGGTTGGAACTTCTTTAAATCCTTTCTCTTGGAAGAATGTTCTCATTTTTTGAACTAATTCGTTGTAAGTTTCTGTGTTTTTCATTTTTTTTTATTTTTAGTTTATTGTTAACGTATGGGCAAAAAAAATCCTGACTGATGTCAGGATTCTGAATGGTTATTATTATTTGATTTGGTTCGTGTATTCATTTCATATTAAATATATGAATGTTTTAAAAAAGAATAAATACTATTAAAATATTTATCATTATGACTATTGACGAAATCACTGAATTAATGTTTGAGTACTTTGAAAGTAAACCTAGTTTGAAAGATAAATTCTATGATGCGGTCCTATTTGCGACATTAGAAAAAAATAAAACTAAATTGGAAAATTTGTTAAACATTTATGAAGAAGATATTGTGAAGTTTAATAAAAAAAATGGACAAGTTAAAAAGAAATAGTTATACTTAACTAATGATTACTTTCGGAGACCGACATACTAATACTTGTCAACAGTGTAAAAAAGAAAAAGACGATTGTTGTGAAATGACATCCGATAAATCAGATAAAAAATACATTTTGTGTAGAAGTTGTATTTTATTCTTTGATTACTATCTCAATCATCCAAACGTTAAGGGTAAAAAGACAGGCAAATAAATATTATTGTTTTCATAAAGAATAATATTTATAATATATGAAAAATTTACTTACAGAGGGTGGGATTCGTAACATTAACGAATTATCAAAAAGATATAAGAAGGCAAAAATTTATTTTCATATGGATTTAGACGGTGTAACTACCGCTTTAGCTATGAAAAAATATTTGGAAGATAACGGAATCAAAGTTGTTGATTCTGAGATAATTCAATATGGAGATAAAGAGTTCTCAGTAAGAAAGGCTGACGCTAACGGTGAAATTATGCCAGTTTTAGTTGATTTCGCTCACGGAAAACCAATGTTTATTGTTCACACAGACCACCACGACAGGCAAGCGGGGGCAGAAGAAACAAAATCCACACAATTTAGAGGGGCTCGTTCAAATGTTGAGACATTATCTCAAATCATACCTTCGTCTGAGATTTTCACACCTGAAGATGTTGCAACAATATCAATGGTGGATAGTGCGGATTACGCTTCAAGAGATATTACACCTGAAATGGTAATGAATTACATTTATTCGTTCGATAAAGATAAATCAGGTAAAGAAAATAGAATGATGTTAGGTTTGGTGACAAACAAATTGTTATTGGCATTTAAGAACAAACCTAAATTTTTAGAACATCTTGTAATGACGGCCAAACCGTCAATATTATCAATTTTTAATATTATTAGTAAGGTTGTTAAAGAAAAAGGGTACGCTGGTACATCACAACTTGAAAAAAACAAGGAGGATTATGTTAAGTCAATGAAGTCTAACCCAAATGTTAAAATTGACGGTAATATAATTGTTCAGTATGGTGGGGGTAGTATGATTAAACCAGGTTCTTATGATAGATACACTCCATTTAGAAACAATCCTGAGGCGGATTTCTTAGTAATTGCTTGGCCATTAGGGTTACTACAGGCATCTTGTAATCCATTCAAAAAAGAAAGACAGTTAAAAGGAGTGAATCTTGGTGAAATTGCTCAAGAAGTACTTGGTAAGTGGGAATCTAAATTAAAAGACAGAGTCATTCCACTATCAACAATAAAATGGATTTCAGAATCTGCAAAAGATTTTGGAGAAGAATCTGTAGGATTTACATTCAAAGATTTTTCGGCAATTTATGGTGAGAAAATGATGGATATTGACAATGGTATGGAATATCTTGGAATTGTTAAAGACGCAATGTCAAAACCATTTTCATCATTAACCGAAGAAGAAAAAACTTTGTTAGACAAAATTGGTGTGACTGCTTGGGATATTATTCAAGCCAATTCAGGTGGACATAAATGTATTACAAACATTTCAGGATTAAACTTATTTGGAAGAAGTAAAAGACCACCTGAGGGTAAATATAGTAAACCTGCCGATAGTGAAGATGCGGCATATGTTAAATTCTTAAAGACATTACAACAAGAATTTGTACAAAAATTACAGGATAAGATTAAAGATTCTGAAGGGACAAAATAACTTTGTCCCCTAATTTTACGTTGTTTTTCTTACAGTAACCTGATGGTAATTCTAATACGTAATTACCATCACTACAATATCTTTGACAATCATCTGTGTTACAAATAGGACAAGATGGAAAAATTTTAACGATATTAAATTTGTGGTCCAAAAACAGGATGTCCAAAGGAATGATACAATCCTTCATCCAAAAACAATCGTGGTCGCTACCCAATAAAAATAACATTGAATCAAACCCATTAAATTGTTTGTTTTGCATACCCTTCATCTTTTCTTCAGGGGTTTTACAAACCTTAGTATTGAGTGTTTTGTTATTTAAAATAATCTTCATATTAATAAATATTTATTTTTTTATTTGACGCAATATTTATTTGTATATTATAATCATATGAAAAATCGCATTAGTATTACAGAATCAGAAAAAAATAGAATCTTAGGGTTACATTCTGACCCATCTTTAAAAAGAAAATTATTTGAACAATCTGAAGCTCCTGAAACTGCGGAGGTTCCTGTTACTGCAACTCCTGAAACTCTTAAACCAAGAACTAAGGATGAGTTTATGAAAGTTTATAATATGGGACAAAATTACCCAGCGTCTTTTGAAAACGGATACTTCAAAGTTGACGATACCCAGTTAAATGCACCTGATAAAGATGATTTTGAAATTAAGGACGGGTCAACTGGAAACATTTATCACGACTCTAACAAGGTATATTTCAAAGCAAACCCATCTTTCGAAGGTCACAAACCAATCGCAATTGTGTTATTCTAAAAATTAATTTGTTTTGTATAGATAGTTGAGGTCTCAGTGTCTTCTTCATTAACTCCAATATAAAGAATAATTTCATTATCATCAGTATGAATGTCAAAGGTTCCTTGGGACCCTTCATTTATTTCCCATCCTCCAAAATTACGTCCAAGAATTTCGTATAAAAAGTCATCAAGAGCTGCCGGTATTTCAATACGACGCTCACTATCATTGTAACCTTCACTATCAATATAACCACTATCACCGCCACCATTAAAATCAACTTTAACTAGTGAAAAACCTTTGTCGAACCATAATTTGAAAATGTCTAATATTTCAGGTGATTCCACATCAGTAACTGATGACGAATCTCTTGTGACAGTTATATGTTCTATATCTTTTATTGTTAAAGTATTATTTTTCACAGTGTACCTAACCTCAATTGTGTGGTAATTGTCATAATCAATATCAAAATCTTCCTCAGTAACCAACGTCACTAATTTATCGTAAAATTCTTCTAATCTTTTAGGTAATTTTAATGGTGTATTACCAAATGGTTGATAGTAATAATCAATCGAGCCCGATTGGATGTAAAAGTCTTGAGTAATTAAATGATGTCCCTCACTTTTCAAATAAAAATGAAGTAATTTAAAATTCTGTAAGTTATCATTAATAAATTGTTCTATTTTTTCCATACTAATAAATATTAATCTTCAAATTCTAATTTTATTGTTTTCATCATCCATATTGGACGTTTTTTGGACTGTAATCCATCAATCCATTCTTTGGCTGTTGGTATGTAGTTATTACAATCTTCTTTAACGTGTTGTTCCCCCACATAACGTGTATAAACAGTCTTTCCGTCACTGTTAGTAAACTGAGTCCCAAATCGTTTTTCCATCTCAAAAATACCCTCAGAGTGATGTCTAAACATCCTATGGGTTGAATGTCCATACCAAGCTTTAGTTTCATCTAACCATTCGTGTAAATGGATATAGTCTTCCCATTTCCCACCAAATTTTTTAGCAGAACTTTTTGAATGAATAATTGGATGTGCCATAATTAATGGTCTATTGATGTTGTTAATATAATATCCTTAGAAATTCCCATAAATTTCCAAGAATCTTGCACAACACCTTCCAAACCTTCTGGGTATACTTCGAGTGCATATTCATAATTACCAGGAAATAATGTAACGGACAAATGAAATTTTTTATATTGTGTTGAATACCCCATAGAATCTACTTTAATTTTACTATCTTCACCAAATAACAAATCAATGTCTTTTTTAAAAACACGGTTCATCATTTTCTCAAAGAATAATTTCAACATATTTATAATAATATGGATACTGACAAAAAAATCAAACTTTTTATACAAGGAATGTCTCGTTATTTTAAAAAATTACCATTTGTAATTAGTTTTAAAATTAATGAAGATGATGTAAAAGCAATGTTTGAGCAGAATAGTGAAAAATGGATTTGGGGATTCGGTGTCGATTTGGTTTTATACCTTGGGGAAACAGATGAGAATTGGGTAGGAAAACTTTTTGATTATGCAAGAAATTTATGTATTCATTTAGGTTTAGAAAATACTGGAATACCCTATATGAACACAGATTATAAAGTAAGGTCAAGAGACTTTTAAATGTACTGTTAAAGTATTAATTCTTTCATTATATAAAAGTTTAATAAAATCTTTTATATCTTTTCTAATTCTATTCGACCCTAAGTCAAAATTTCTGTACTTCCAAACACTACCGGTCTCATCATTTCTTAAAAAATCTATTAATGTGTCGGAAATATTAATTTTTTTAAGTTCAGATTCATTAGTAATTAAATCAATGATTAAATCAATCCTGTTGTCAATATAAGAAACGTCTCTCACTCTCACCTCTAAAATGTAGGGGTAAGTCTTAGTAATAAACTTATTACACATTTCTTGTAACAGTAATTTCTTATTCATTAATACAAATATAGAAAATTACTAACAAAAAAACAACTATCTACCTTGTCCTCTGTAAGCTTTTTTGTAATTCTTTGACCTTTTGTTACTAGTCAATTTTTTAGAGAATTTACCTGTCTTCTTCACACCAAAATTAACTTTATTTGATGCGGAACCTTTTGAAACTTTTGCTGCCATATTTTGTTATTTGCCTATAATTATCCATTTTTTTATTTATTTTAATATTTATTCTATAAAAGAGCTTTGCTCATAAATTTTAAATCCAAATGAATGGATAATGACGACTTGGAGAAGAGTATTTCACAGAAACGTGGCGACATACTGTCTAATGGCTGGGATGTTTTTCAACCCTTTAGGATTCGACATCATTTTCAAAATGATTTTAGATGCTACCAATTCCTATTGGATTACCACCGGGGTTTTCTATGGGGTGTCTCTTTTATTTTTTGGGTTATATTTCTTATTTCGTAACAAAAAATGAAAATTGAAAATTTAATTAAAAAGGTTTTAAAGGAGCAAACTGAATTGGTTGGTTCTGAAGGTTTAAAATACCACTTAAAAAATAACATACCATTAACTGAAAACATTTACAGACCTCATTCTGAATCATTTTTTGATTTAATTAATGAAGTAAGAGAATTATATTTTGATGGTGAGATTACATTAAACGAAGAAGAGGTTGAAATTATTGAAACTGATTTGGGTGAAAAAGTAAGATTATCAAATGGTATGGAAGTTTATTTAGACCTTCCATTATCTGAAGAATTCATTAATGAAGCTGAATATAATGGTAAAAAGGTTGAGATAGGTAAACCAAGAAGAAATACCGGCGGAGGGAAAAAGTACGTTGTATATGTAAAAAACCCATCAACAGGTAGAGTTAAGAAAATTTCTTTTGGTGATGTTCACGGAGGATTAACCGCTAAAGTATCGAATCCTAAAGCCCGTAAATCATTTGCCGCAAGACACCAATGTGATAAAAAGAAAGATAGAATGAAAGCTGGTTATTGGGCTTGTAGATTAAATAGATTTGGACATTTGTGGGGAGGTAAAACTTATCCTGGGTATTGGTAATATATGAAACCTTACATTGATTCTGAAATAACTGAAAATTCCAAAATACGAGTATTCAACTCTGACGTT